CCGAAGTGGTCCCCCATGAGGTTGTTCTTTGCTTGGGGAGCGAAGTATGCGTTCCGAAAAGCAAGCAAAGCACCAGAGTAGGGACGACAGACTCACCTGTGTTGCCACACGCTATAAGCAGTTAAGACGCGAACTAGCAGACGCAGAGTGGGACGACGACCCTCGTGCCGAACTTATCCGTACTGAGTTTAGGCACTTCGAAGCCCTGATGAAGCAGGGCGTAATGTACGAGCCAAACTTCTAGGAGAACGAACATGGCTAGATCATCCCCCAAGGCCGAGAAGGTCTGGAAATATCTTTTGAAGCACAAACTTGCCACCCCTGCCGAAGTATCCAAGGCAACGGGCGTGTCCTATGGGTACGTCTACAAGCTGATGAAGAAAGTCGGCACACCAAAAGAAGTTTTCGTGCAGGAAGCTAAGGCGTGGGACAAAACTCAAGACGTCCCGACCCCCGAGAAGCTGAGCCTGTGGCGGAGGATATTAAATGTCTTCCGCTAACGAGAAACAGGTGGGCGGCACGCACTACAAGGATATGCCGCTTCAACCGTGGGACATAATGGAAGCCGTGCTAACCCCCGAGGAATTTCGGGGGTTCTTAAAGGGCAACATCATTAAGTACGCACTGCGCCAAGGCAAGAAGGATAGTGACGATGCGGGTAAAGCACTGCACTACCGTGAGAAGTTAAAGGAGATGGGGTGATGGACCTTATCACGTTAGATTTTGAAACCTACTACGACAGGGAGTTCTCTCTGTCCAAGATGACGACCGAAGAATACATCCGAGACCCACGATTTGAAGTGATCGGGATCGGTGTAAAGGTCAACAACGAACCGACCGAGTGGGCGAGTGGAACCTATGAACAGCTTAAACGATACCTCGATACCTTCAACTGGCAAGACTCTATGGTACTTGCTCATAACACTATGTTTGATGGTGCCATACTGGCTTGGCATTTTGATATTCATCCTCGCTTGTTTACCGATACTCTTTGTATCGCCCGTGCTCTACATGGCGTGGAAGTTGGTGGTAGTCTCAAAGCGTTGGCTGAACGTTACCGCATCGGTGCTAAGGGCACGGAAGTTGTACAAGCGCTCGGAAAGCGCCGATTAGATTTCAGCGCAGAGGACTTGGATCGCTACGGCGATTACTGTGTGAATGATGTCGAGTTAACGTATAAGTTATTTCACATCTTTCTGAAGAAAGGCTTTCCGAAGACAGAGTTACGTCTTATCGACCTGACCCTGCGTATGTTCATCGACCCTGTATTGGAGTTGGACATTGGCCTACTTGAACAGCACCTCGAAGACACACGGGAACGCAAAGACCAACTGCTCGAAAGCGCGGGTGTGTGTAAAGACGATCTCATGTCTAACCCCAAGTTCGCTGAAGTCTTACAGGGCTTGGGTGTCATGCCGCCGACCAAGGTCAGCCTTACGACAGGTAAAGAAACGTGGGCGTTTGCCAAGTCTGACGAGGCGTTCAAGGCGCTCGAAGACCATGAAGACGACCGAGTGCAGGCCGTCGTTGCGGCAAGACTAGGCACCAAAAGTACTTTAGAGGAAACCCGCACCCAACGGTTCATCGACATCGGCAAGCGCGGCACCCTGCCCGTGCCCGTCCGTTATTACGCCGCACACACTGGGCGATGGGGCGGTGACGACAAGATCAACCTTCAGAACCTCCCAAGTCGTGGGCCAAATGGTAAGAAGTTAAAGCGCAGTATCTTAGCCCCTGCTGGGTACACCCTCATTGACGCAGATAGTGCGCAGATCGAAGCGCGTGTTCTGGCGTGGCTTGCCGACCAAGACGACCTGACGCAGGCGTTCGCCAACGGTGAGGACGTGTACAAGAAGATGGCATCACGCATCTATGGATGCAGTGAGGAGGAAGTAACCAAAGACCAACGGTTCGTGGGTAAGACCACCATCCTCGGTGCAGGTTACGGCATGGGTGCGCTCAAGTTTCAAGCACAGCTAAAGACGTTTGGGTTTGACATGGACCTCGACGAGGCCCGACGGGTCATCAACATTTACCGTGAAGCCAACTGGAAAATTAACCAACTCTGGCGCGACTGCCAGAACATGGTGCGCAACATGGTGAACGGTGAAAGCTACCAGATCGGTAGGCAGGGCGTGCTCCAAGTGGTGGGTGAAGAACGTGGCATCAAGCTGCCATCGGGTCTGCTCATACACTATGACGACTTATCAGCGGAGAACACCGAAAACGGTTTGGAATATAGCTACAAGACACGGCGTGGGCGCACCAGAATTTACGGTGGGAAGGTCACGGAGAACGTCTGCCAAGCAATAGCGCGTTGCATTATTGGTGAACAGATGTTACAAATAGCCAAGAAATACCGCGTTGTGTTAACCGTGCATGACTCGATTGTGGCCTGTGTTCGGGACGAAGAAGTTGCTGAGGCCCAAGCGTACGTCGAAGAGTGTATGCGTTGGACACCTGCGTGGGCAGAAGGTCTACCGATCAACTGTGAATCTGGTACTGGCAAATCATACGGAGATTGTGAATGAGTATTGCACCGTGGTCATTCAGCAAGATTAAGGCGTTCGAGCAATGCCCGAAACAGTTCTACCACGAGAAAGTACTCAAGGAGTTCCCTGTCGTTGAGACCGAAGCGATGCGCTACGGCACTGAGTTTCACTTAGCGGCGGAGGAATACATCCGTGATGGTAAGCCAATCCCTAAGAAGTTTTCCTTTGCACAGGACATGCTTGACTCCCTGAACGCCAAACGGGGGGTCAAGCTGTGCGAGAAAAAGATGGGGCTGACCGAGAACCTTGAACCATGCGACTTCTTTGCCGACAACGTATGGTTCAGGGGGATTGCTGACCTTCTAATCATTGACGTGTTAGCCGATACCGCATGGGTCATCGACTACAAGACGGGCAAGTCATCGAAGTATGCTGACAAGGGTCAACTTGAATTGATGGCACTGACTGTGTTCGCGCACTATCCCGATGTTAAGAAGGTCCGTGCAGGGCTACTGTTTGTTATCAGTAAAGACCTTATCAAAGACAGATACGCCGATTTCGATAAGTCGAAGCTGTGGGAGAAATGGCTTGGCAAGTACAACGCCATGAAGATCGCCGCCGAGACCAACGTCTGGAATCCTAAACCAAGCGGACTGTGCAAGCGGCATTGCCCCGTCACCGTCTGCGTTCATAACGGGGGTCACTGATGCCTTACAAGAACAAGCCACGTCCGTACAAGAAAGAGTACCAACAGCAGAAAGAGCGAGGCGAACATGCAGATCGCATGGAGCGCCAACGTGCTCGACGCAAGATGGACAGCACAGGTAAAGACGCTAACAAGAACGGTAAAGCCGATAAGCGTGAGGGCAAAGACATCGCCCACAAAAAGCCGTTGGCGCGTGGGGGCACCAACAAAGATGGGTACACCGTGCAGAGCCGTAGCAGGAACCGTGCCGCAGGTGGAGCGCTGAGCAAGGGTAAGAAAAAACGTTAGTGCCGCACTAACAAAAACCGCGTCACTAACAAATCTGTGACGTTGCGATGGAGAACAACGTGGAAATTTTGAACAACAAGGCACTCTTGTTGCGCCTTCGTAACCCCAACAAAGTTACGACAACAGTGGCGAAGAGCAAGGAACTGCCTGATAACAAAGTCGTGGTGAACTGGGGCGTTGATGAGGCGCACACACTACGCAAGTTGAACATTAACGTACCCTCACCCATACACGGACGTTACGACTGGCCCGGCCAGTACAAGCCATACGACCACCAACGTACCACTGCGGCGTTCCTGACAATGAACAAGCGTGCGTTCTGCTTCAACGAGCAGGGCACGGGCAAGACTGCATCCGCTATCTGGGCATCCGATTTTCTGATGAAGCAAGGCAAGGTCAACCGCGTGTTGATTATCTGCCCGCTCTCGATCATGGACAGCGCATGGCGTAATGACTTGTTTTCGTTTGCCATGCACCGCTCCGTGGATGTGGCGTACGGTGCGAAAGAGAAGCGGCGCAAGATCATTCAGCAAGGCGCGGACTACGTGGTCATTAACTACGATGGCGTGGAGATCGTCGCCGACGAGATTGCACAGGGCGGCTTCGACTGCATCATCGTGGACGAGGCGACACATTATAAGAACGCACAGACCAAGCGGTGGAAAACACTGAATAAGCTGTTAACCGAGGACACTTGGCTATGGATGATGACGGGTACACCTGCGGCGCAGTCACCCCTCGACGCCTATGGCATTGCCAAGCTAGTCAACCCCGTTGCCGTGCCGAGGTTCTTTGGGTCATGGCGCGATCAGGTCATGCAGAAGATCACGCAGTTTAAGTGGATACCGAAAGAGAACTCGACCGAATCCGTTTACAAAGCACTGCAACCCGCGATCCGCTTCACCAAGGCCGAGTGCCTTGATCTGCCCGATATGGTCTACGTCAAACGCGAGGTGGAACTCACCCGACAGCAGGCCAAGTACTACAAGGAACTCAAGGACAAACTTGTTTTACAGGCGGCAGGCGAGGAAGTCACAGCAGCGAACGCAGCGATCAACATGAGCAAACTCCTGCAAATATCTTCTGGTGCGGTGTACACCGATGGTGGAGAGAGTTTGGAGTTCGACATCAAGCATCGCTACAAGGTCCTGCGCGAAGTCATCGACGAGAGCAGTAAGAAGGTCCTTGTGTTAGTGCCGTTCAAGCACACCATCGACATACTGACGAACAAGTTACAGGCTGATGGGATCACGACCGACATCATCCGAGGGGAC